AACTGGCTAGAAGACGATGAACTTAAGAAAAGACGCGAATATTTTGTGCATTATGTGTTGGTAGAAGGTCCCGGCGCTTATGGATTAGGGTTTGTTCACCTCATTGGTGGTCTTTCTAAGACAGCGACGGCGGCATTGCGTCAACTTCTTGACGCTGGAACGCTATCTAATTTACCCGCTGGATTTAAGGCGAAAGGCGCGCGAATAGCGGATGACGACAATCCGATACAGCCGGGCGAGTGGCGGGATATTGACGCAGGTGGCGCAGAATTGACGGCCTCACTGATGCCTTTACCCTACAAAGAGCCCTCTCAGACACTTTATACTTTGATGGGCTTTGCCGTAGACGCCGGAAAGCGTTTAGCAAGCACCGCCGACATGCAAGTGGGCGATGGAAACCAACAAGCGGCAGTAGGAACGACGATTGCTTTGCTTGAAAGGGGTTCGATGGTCATGTCGGCCATCCATAAACGCCTGTATTACGCTCAAACACAAGAATTTGAGATGTTGGCGCGTGGATTTGGTGAATACTTACCGGATGAGTACCCGTATGACGTGCCCGGCGCGTCTCGATGTATTAAAAAATGCGACTTTGATCACATGGTCGCTATATTACCTATCGCAGACCCCAATATTTTCTCTGCTGCACAACGAATTACGTTGGCACAGACCCAATTACAGTTGGCACAAAGCGCGCCACAGATGCACAACATGTACGAAGCGTATTATCGTGTGTATCAGGCACTGAATGTGCGAGATATTGACGGCATATTGAAGGTTCAGACCAATCAAATGCCTAAAGACCCCGCTAGTGAGAACATGGAAGCAGCAGATGGTAAGCAGTTGAAGGCGTTTGCAGGGCAACAGCACGACGCCCACATTGCCGCGCATTTAATTATGGGGTTATCACCGTTAATTCAGGCTAATCCGTTAGCCGCTGCAGAATTACAAAAGCATATCCTGCAACATATCCGACTAAAGGCCGAGGAAGACACCGAAGCGACCTTGTTTGAGCAGTATGGTAACGATCCTGACAATATGGTCTCTGACTTACAGCGTGAGGCAATGATTTCCATCAAAGTTTCGGAATACATGATGGAAATGAAAGGAATGCAGGGCGAGTTGTCCGGCGAAGGTGGACAAGACCCAGTGGTCATGCTAAAAGCTGAAGAGTTACAGCAAAAAGCAGCTAAAGATCAGGCCGATATTGCATTGAAGCAAGAAGGTATAAAGGTGGATCAGGCTAGAATAGCTCAAAACGCAGCAGGCAATGAAGCACGCATTGAATCACAGCAAGACATTGCTAAGTTGCGTGCGGATGTAGCAAGAGAACGTATTTACGCACCCAGTAAACTTTAGGAGATAGAATATGCCCGGTTCAATGGCTCGTGATAAGAAAGTATTACGAAACTTAGACGATGAGATTTATCGCATTGCACCTAAAACCTATGCAAAAGGCGCAAAAGGCAGAAATGCCCGTGAAGAGTACGGTCGTGTTGATCGAGAAAAAGCATTTGAAAAGCGTCAGATGAATCGCATGGCTAAAGGCGGAGACGTTAAAAAGCAGACTAAGGCAGATAGGCTTGATGAGCGTTTAGGAAACATAGACGGCAAAGAAAGCACCAAGTCGCAGTCTTATCGTTCACGCAGAAACGAAAGCAAAGGCATGACAGGTAGAAAAATGAATACCGTACAGGCTCGTGGTTGCGGTTTAGCTAAAAGAGGTTGTGGCCCTACTCGTCTTTGTTAGAGGAGCATTTACAATGGCAGCAGGCGTAAATCATTATTCTCGTGACGGCAAAGTCCACAAGGGTGGAACACATAAGCACCCCGATGGCACGGTGATGACGGGAAGAACCATGACAAAGCAAAGTAAAAAGCTTTATCACTTTGGCGATTTAAACAAAGCAGCACAAAAGAAAGCACGATCCCAGTGGGGAGCATAAGATGCCCTTGAAACGTGGCTCTAGTCAAAAGACTATTTCAAGCAATATAAGGACTGAAATGGGCGCGGGAAAACCAAAGAAGCAAGCCATTGCAATTGCTTTAAGTAAGGCAGGGAAGAGTAAAAAAGTAAAAAAAGCGGCAAAAGGAGGTTCAATTAAGGCTTCTAGTGGTCGCAAGGCAACAAAACCTGCTAGAATAGTAAAAAAACGAGATGGCAATAAGCCAGTAAAGATATATTAAACACAAGCCTCCAGACGGGGCTTTTTTACCGTCTGCTTTCATGGAAAAACGACCATGCTTGAATTCGCTGAAAGCGTATTGAAAGAAGTACGAAAACTGCAGCAAGATTCCGAAGCCATTGTCCTTAACGGAACAGTGACCGACATGGAACGCTATCGTTTTCTGATGGGCCGTCTGGAAGGCATAAAGCTTGTGGATCAAATTATCCGAGATAAGTTGGATAAACACTCCGAAGATTTTTAACCACCAGAAGAGGCACACATGGAAGCAGAGAAGTTAACCCCTCTCGAAGAGAAATGGAAAGAAGAATCCGAAGCGAAAGAAGCGGAATCTTCTAAACCAAATCTTAACGACGCATATACCGTAGATGGCAAAGTCGCTAATGAAGGCCTTGCTAAATCTATTCTTGATTTGATCCCCAGACCCACAGGTTGGCGAATGGCTATTTTGCCTTATCGCGGTGCTGAAACAACTAAGGGCGGCATTGTTCTAGCTAAAGAGACTCAACAGAGGACTCAGTTGGCTACGAATGTAGGTTATGTTCTTAAAATAGGTGATTTAGCTTACGCTGATGAGTCTAAGTTTCCTAACGGCCCTTGGTGCGGTGAAGGAGACTGGGTAATCTTTGGTAAGTATGCGGGATCTCGGATTCAGATTGATGGTGGTGAGATTCGTTTGTTAAATGATGATGAAATCTTAGGGCTCGTTAACGATCCTGAAGATATCTTACACATGTGAGGGGGATGTAATTATGGGACAAACAGAACCAATGAATCAAGAGATGGAATTTGATATCGGTGAAGAAGAAAAAGAAACCACCGTTGAAATGAATGAGGACGGGTCCGAAGCTAAACTGGCGGATGAAAAAGAAACGCCGGTGGTAGAAGAGGTAGCCGAAGAAAAACCTGCGGCTAAAAAAGAAACCGAAGACCTAGAGAACTACTCTGACAAGGTTAAAAAGCGGATTGATAAGCTGACCGCTAGACTACGTGAAACACAGCGTAGAGAAGAGGCGGCGTTAGAGTTTGCTAAAAACGTACAGCAGCAAAACGAGACGCTTCAAGAGAAATATCAAAAAAGTGACGCAGACCGACTACAAGAGGCACAGGGACGCACTGAGTCTCACGTAGTAGCTTTGAAGCAGGTCATAAAGAAAGCCCGTGAAGAGGGCGACATAGACACTGAGACCGAGGCGCAGCAACGCTTGACCAGTGTTCTTATGGAGCAGGACAGAATTAAACAGACCACTTCTTTAAGGCAGGCGCAACCGGCTCAGGCTGCACAACCCGCACCACAACCGCAACAAGCCCCGCCACCGCCTCCCCCTCAATCGGACCCTAAGGCCGAAGCTTGGGCAGAAGAGAACGAGTGGTTTGGTACAAATACAGTGATGACGCATGCTGTACGCGGCATTCACGTGGATTTAATACAAAAAGAAGGGTTTGACCCAAACACAGACGAGTATTATGATGAGATAAATCGTAGGATACGCGACATATTTCCTAATGAGTTTCAGGAAGCGCCTACGCCCAAAAACAACAGGACTAGCCGACCCGTGCAGACGGTAGCTCCTGCAACCCGCTCTTCGGGGGTAAACAACACAGCACGCCGCACTGTTAGGTTGACCCCAAGTCAAGTTGCGATAGCAAAAAAATTAGGGGTTCCACTTGAAGAATATGCCAAATACGTTAAGGAGTAATAAAGATGACCGAAGCTACCAAAGTACCAAAGTTAAAACGCAGTGATCGAACCACGGAAACGCGGGAAAAGACAGTGCGCCGTAAAGCTTGGGCTCCTCCTTCACGACTAGACGCTCCAGAACCTCCTCCGGGCTATAAGCATCGGTGGATTAGAGTCGAGTCAGGTGGCGCAGATGATCGCGCTAATGTTTCAGCTAAACTCCGTGAGGGGTATGAGTTGGTACGTGCGGATGAATATCCTGATTTTGATTCAGGTGTTCAAGATGACGGTAAACATGCCGGTGTAATCGGTGTAGGTGGTTTGCTGTTAGCGAGAATACCTGAAGAAACGGCAGACGAGCGGCAAGAGTATTATTCTTCTAGAACCCATGACCAAATCAGAGCTGCTGATAATGACCTGTTGAAGACGAATGTTAATTCGTCTATGAAAATCAATGCGCCAGAAAGGCAGTCCAAAGTAAGCCTCGGAGGCCCACGTTCGGGTTCCGAATAACTTAATATAAAGGACATAAATCATGGCTAATAACGATAAAGCCTTTGGGCTACGTCCGCTTGGTAACTTAGCTGGTACTGGAGCACAGAAGCAGTACGGTTACGAGATTGCGGACAACCAATCGGGAGCTATCTTCCAAGGTGACCTAGTTACTTTGAAGGATGGTTACATTTTACAATTTGACCCGTCGTCGCATACAGCGGCAGTAGGCGTGTTTAACGGTTGTTTCTATAATGACCCTACAACGCAGAAGCCTACTTTTTCTAACTACTATCCGGGTAGCATAAACATCACTCAGGGTAAGATCGTCGCAGACGTACTTGACGATCCTAGCCAGATGTTCATCATCCAGAACGATGGCACTTCTGCTGTAGCTAACTACGGCAAGAACGCAGACATCGTAGTAGGCACGGGAAGCACTGCAAACGGCATGTCGGCTAATGAGCTAGACACGAGCACAATCGCTACAACTGCTGCACTTAACTTGAAGATCATTGGTCTTTGGGACGTACCTAACAACGCTGTTGGTGCGAATGCTGTGGTCGTGGTTAAAATCAACGAGCATCTCTACGGCAGTGCTGGCGTAGCAGGACAATAAGGAGAATAGATCATGGCTATATCAAGAGCCCAATTAGTAAAGGAGTTGGAGCCGGGTCTAAACGCTTTGTTTGGTCTTGAGTACAACTCGTATGACAGTGAGCACACTGAAATCTACGAAGTAGAGTCTTCGGACCGCGCTTTTGAGGAAGAAGTGATGCTATCTGGTTTTGGTGAAGCACCTGTTAAGGCTGAAGGTTCTGGCGTTGCATACGATCAGGCACAAGAAGTCTACACAGCGCGTTACACTAACGAAACTGTGGCGTTGGCTTTCTCCCTAACAGAGGAAGCAATTGAAGATAACCTGTATGACAAGTTATCCGCGCGTTACACTAAAGCACTAGCTCGGTCTATGGCTACTACTAAGCAGATCAAAGGAGCCGCTATTCTTAATGGCGCGTTCACTACATCGCTTGGTGGTGACGGAAAGCCTCTATGTGCATTAGATCACCCTACACTGACTGGTCCTGATCTCAAGAACGAGTTAACTGTATCGGCGGATCTTACAGAAGCTTCTCTTGAGCAAGCACTAATTGACATCGCTGCCTTCACTGATGAGCGCGGGTTGAAGATTGCTGTTCAAGGCAACAAGCTAATTATCCCTAAAGAGCTACAGTTCACTGCGGACCGTATAATGAAGTCAACTCTGCGCGTAGGTACAGCAGATAACGACATTAACGCCATCCGTAACATGGGCATGGTTCCACAGGGTTACTCTGTAAACCATTACTTAACTGACCCTGACGCATGGTTTGTCATTACTGACGCACCAAACGGCATGAAGATGTTTAACCGTGTTGCTCTTTCAACTGGTTTTGAAGGAGAGTTCAACACAGGTAATGTCCGATATAAGGCTCGTGAGCGCTATAGCTTTGGCTTTAGTGATCCACGTGGCATATTTGGATCGCCGGGTACTCCGTAAGGAAAACCTTGGTACGAAAAAGGGGGCTTCGGCTCCCTTTTTTTATTTGTGCAATACGCGAATAAGTGCTATATAATTAAATGATACCGGGGTCATTCGGTGTATCTGACAGTCCCGGCTGACGACATGTAGACAGATACGCCCCAAATTAACTCGCATGTGAGGTTATCCTAATGGCTACAACTACCTTTTCAGGTCCTATTAAGGCCGGAACTATTAAAGACACCATAGGCACTACGGTTGGCACTGACGTAGCTAACACTGGTTTTGTAACAATGGCCCAGTCTATTATCGTAGATATTACCGGTGCCAGTGCTTTAAACCAAAGAGTTGCCATAGTCCCTGCAAACTCTCAAATAATCGACGTTATCTTAAACGTCACCACTGCTAATACTGACACGGGTGCAGCTACCGTATCGGTAGGTACCGCCGCAGATGCCGATGCTTTCCTAGCCACGATAGATGTCAAAGCTCTAGCTACGACCCACGGCACACTGGACGCAGAAGCCACTAATGTTGGCACTACTGACCTAGAGGTTCTTGCGGATTTCACCGGGGCTAATGGTGATGGCACGGGCGCTGGAACGGTTACGGTTATGTATCTCCAAAACAATAACCTTTCCTAAGTTTCTCACTTAATAGGAGTAACTTATGAGTGCAAGTAATATATCGGCAGTTACCAAAACAAGCTCTACAGCCGGCGTAAGTGGCCGTTGTAGGGTTTACGGTATTTATTTTGTTAATACAGCAACTGCATCGAGTTTTTCTTTAAAAGACGGAAGCTCTGGTTCAGGCACTGCTCAGATAACTATAAATACACCCGCAGTGGCAGGCGCACAGGAAATCACTATTCCCGATGAGGGAATACTTTTTAGTTCTGGTGTCTTCATTGATCTTGCTGATGCTGAAGTATTGGCGGTTACAGTATTGTTTGCGGGAGGAGCGGCGGCTTAATGGCGTCTACGAAGGCTGTAAAACGTACCCCATCAGGCCGTATTACTTATCGCGGGGAGTCTTTTTCAGGTTACAACAAGCCTAAACGGACTTCCGGCGGCAGTAAAAAGTTTGCAGTATTAGCTAAGAAAGGGGATGACGTAAAGCTGGTTAGGTTCGGTGATCCGAATATGACTATTAAAAAGTCAAACCCTAAAAGGCGTGCAAGCTTTAGGGCTCGTCATAATTGCGACACAGCTAAGGATAAATTTAGCGCAAGGTACTGGAGCTGTAAAAAATGGTAGCTAAAAGAGGACTTTATGCAAACATCGCGGCCAAAAAGGCACGTATAGCCGCAGGTTCAGGTGAAAAAATGCGAAAGGTAGGAGCTAAAGGAGCCCCTACGGCTAAAGCATTTAAACAATCAGCTAAAACTGCTAAACCAGTTAAACCAGTTAAAAAAAGAACAGGTGGAACAGTAACTAAAAAAACTAAGAGGTGACTTATGGCTGGACGTGGAATGGGTATGGCTACCAAAGGTGGCGGAGCAGTAAGAAGTGGCCCTAGAAATAAGGTGCTTAAAACTAAAAGTAAAACCACAGGTATTCCCATGTACAACAAGGGTGGCTCTGTAGGTAAAAGCTTTCCTGATCTAAACAAAGATGGAAAAGTTAGCCGAGCCGACGTTCTCATGGGCCGTGGCGTTAAAAAGAAAATGATGGGCGGTTCCATTAAAAAGTATCGCAAAGGCGGAATGTGTAGCTAATGGCTACGTCTAATACAACAGACTTCAATCTTGCGATAGATGAGATTGTAGAGGAAGCCTTTGAACGGTGCGGAATGCAGATGACTTCAGGTTATCAGCTTACTTCTGCAACACGTTCTCTAAATCTGTTGTTTTTAGATTGGGCTAATCGTGGATTAAACCTTTGGACTATTGAGCAGGCAACAGCGGCTTTAGTCCAAGGAACCACAGAGGTAGGGCCCGGAACAGACACTGTTAATGTCCTTTCCGCAGTAATTCGAGATACCGTAAATGGGCAACAACAGGACGTAAGCATTTCTCGGATAAGCCGCTCTGAGTACCTAAATGTGCCTAATAAATTAACACAAGCACGTCCCGCGCAGTATTATGTTCAACGTCAAATAACACCTACTATTTTTTTGTGGCCTGCCGCAGACAAAGCTTACACGTTGGTTTACTACCGAATTAGAAGAATGCAGGACGCGGGTGCTTACACAAACACAACCGACGTTAATTTTAGGTTTCTGCCTTGTTTAGCCTCTGGGTTGGCTTACATGATTTCTTTAAAGTATGCCCCAGATAGAACTACCGGATTAAAAGCTATTTACGAAGAAGATTTCTTGCGTGCGGCAAAGGAGGACAGAGATACCGCTAGTGTTCACTTTGTCCCAAGTATATCTTAAATGGCGTATGCAAACGGTAAATTCGCAATTGCAATATGTGATTATTGCGGGTTTCAGTTTCCGTATAAAACTTTACGGAAAAACTGGAAAGGTTTTATGGTGTGCCCTGAGGACTATGAACCTAAAGAGCCACAGATAGAGCCCTTAAATTACAGAGGCGATGCAATAGCATTGCGTGACCCCCGAACAGATAGGGTAGAGCCCGTAGTAGTGTTCGTAGGTTTGCCGGGCGATTCAGCGTTTAACAGTATAGGAAGTGCTAACTACACTTCTGGCACTACAAACATGCAACCTTTCCCGACTCAACGACCTGTAGAAGGTGTGGGTTCAGTGGGAACAGTTACAATAATTCTTCCTACGGTTACAACTTTAACCGTTACTGTAGCTAACCCCGGTTCAGGCAATAAATATTATGTGGACGGCGTTCAGCAACCAACACTAACATTGAACGAAGGGTCTACTTATAAGTTCGATCAATCCGCAGGAACTAATGGCGGACACCCCTTACGTTTTTCTACAACTTCGGATGGAACGCATTCCGGTGGGACAGAGTATACAACAGGCGTCACTACAGACGGTGTGCCGGGTAATACAGGAGCCTACACACAGATAGTGGTAGCGACAGGTGCTCCCACGCTTTATTATTACTGTACAAATCATTCAGGTATGGGCGGACAGGCCAATACGCCATAGGTTCGGTGAATTAAATGACATATGATGAGTTAGTTACAAACATACGAAACTACACTGAAGTAGACAGTAATGTATTTACCGATGCCGTTATTAATACGTTCATCACTATGGCTGAAAATAGAATTCTTAGAGACATTGATTTAGATGTTTTTCGGCTAGAGGCTACGGGTACGGCTACTCAAGGAGACAGGTTTCTTACAGCGCCTAGCACCATCCTCACGCACCGCTACTTAATGACGACAATAAACAATGTTCAAAACTTTTTAGAGTTTAGAGACACGTCGTTTATGAAAGAGTATTGGCCGGATTATACGGTACAAGGCGTGCCTAAGTATTACTCTGTTTGGGATGAAAACACTTTCTATTTAGCGCCTACACCCAATGCAGATATTGCTATGCAGATTGGCTACATTTATAGACCAACACAGTTATCTTCCACTAATACTACTACATGGATTAGCACTAATGCCCCTGAGGTATTACTTTATGCTTGTCTAATTCAAGCGTATAGTTATACCAAAGGCCCTACTGAGATGATGCAGTTTTTTGAAAACAGTTATTCTCAAGCTATACAGGGACTAGGTATTGAACAACAGGGTCGTCGTAGAAGAGACGAGTACAGGGATGGTATTATTAGAGTACCGCTTAAATCGGAGTCGCCGGGACCATGATCTCAACAGTAGGTGGAGTACAATTAGGAATAGCAACAACTTCAGCAGTTTCAGGCAGAGGATTTACTCCTGAAGAACTGGCGGAGCATGCAATAAACGAGGTGATTTCCATTGGAAATAACTCGCACCCTGTGTTACAGGCGCAAGCAGAGGCATTTAGGGATGACATCAGAGGCGTAATGCTTAATTACTTACGTCAAGCGGTGGCTTCTCATAACACTACATTAATTAACCGTTTTCGGGATGCTGGGCATCCAGAATTAGTGAAACTACTAGAGGTCTAA